AGAGCCAGGGCTGGTTCTGCCTGGCCAGAGACAAAAGAGGCCTGGTGCATGAGGTGGGGGGCTTTAACAGATAGGGACCCGAAACGTCCAGCGTCTCTCCTGCCATAGCATCTATCACCGCCTGATACCTCTCCATATAGGTGCTGCTCTTTACTTGCCTGCTCCAAGCGGCACGCTGCTCCATGGACATGAGACGATAGCCTACTGGCCAACCGGTATTGAACTGCCTTAGCCTTACCTGAGTGGCGACATCTACTCTGGCTCTGCCTAAGCCGATTTTGACATCAGTTGCCCAGGTACCGGCTGTCTGGCGATAGCCGTCTCCGTAAACCATGCGGACAACAGAGATATAGCTGCCTTCCTGGACCAGGGCGATGATGTTCCAATCGCCATCGTGGTATGCGGCCAAGTCAACAACCTCTCCATCATAGCTGCCTCGCTGGCCTAAGCCCCCGCTCCAGCTCCCCGAAGTCCTCTTTTGGAGATACAAACTGGTGGGGTCGTTGACGTCTGAGGCGTGGACGATGACACAATCACCATTAGACTTATAGGCTATGGCTACACCCCTTTCGCAGGGGCGGGCATTGGCCATAACCGTCCAGCCCGCCCAGGAGGCGCCATAATCAGATGACTGCCGGCGGTACAAGTTGGCGGCATCCATGGAAGCCACCATAACCTCTGCACCTTGAGAAGCGATGGCGACTTTGGCATTGGAGTTGACACCGCCAAAAGATGCACCCCAGCTCGAATAATCAGAGCCCGGGCCGGGGCTGGTTACCCTGGAAAGATAGAGGACGGTGCTTGACTTACGGACCCGAATCAGCGAGCCGTCACCTGGCATGGTTACGCCGTGGCTATCTTTACCTTCGCTGCCGGAATAAAAACGCTGCCAGCCGAAGGCTTCCCACTGGAGGCTCGAGGACTGCGCGGGATGGCCATAAGCCTGCACCTCAAGTTTGACAAGCGGCTTTCGGGGCAAGCCTGTTTTCTGTGCTTCGAGTAGGGCGTCTGAGATACTTCTCATTTCTTCCTTGCCCAGATTATATAAACTGCTGCGCCTACCAGCAGCACTATGCCGGATATCGTTTGCCAGTCAAAAACTATCGGTTTCAACTAGGATTCAGCAGCTGCTCGGCCAGAGTACCCACGCCATACAGCGTCCTGTTGAATGGCGCCAGCTTGGCTTTCCAGTCGATTTTAGAGGTGGCCAGCTCGGTCAAGGCATTAGCAGCTCGGATGGTGGTGTTGAAGTCCCGGTTGAAAACATAATACTCGGGGCTACGGCCGCAATCCCCTTTCTTCTTCTCGGTCTCCTCCTTTAGCCAGTCCTTAGCGTCAACCGCCAGGTCAACCAGATAATTCCAGTAGTCAACGGCCTGGGCTATATTCTGGCAATCGGTCACCGAGCCTTTATCCCTGGCCTTATAGAAGATGGTGCACTGGTTTACCTCTGTGTATGTGGCTTTGACAGTAGCCATGACATCTTCATGGAAAGCTTTAGGGTCAAAAGGCGTTGGCAACTCAGCTACAGGCTGGCTCTGCGTCTGTGGCTGCACTGGCTGGGCATACCCACCATTTTGAGTGCCATTGGCCGTAACAAGGACTGCCTGCGCTGTGGCGGTCTTGGCTTTCTCCGTCTCCTTATCGACTCCGGCCTGAGTTACGATGTAGATAATGCCTGCCAGGGTTGCGGCTATCGATGGCACGTAGTCCATAATGGACTTCTGCGTCTCCGGGTCCTGAATGAACAGGGGAATCATAGTGGCCAGCACGGTGATAATAAAAGCGCTGTACTTCTTTTTGCCGTCTAAGAACTTTTGTATCATTTCTCTCTCCTTATACTATTTTTAGCTTTATGTAAACCTTAGCTTCGAGCTTATCTCTGCCGAGGGTTATGTAAAGTAAAACGGCTTCACTAGCTTCGATTTTAAGCCCCTCTAATTCATTTTGCGTGTAATCCCACCCCCAGGGGCTACTCCACCAAAGCGGCCAGAGTATCGGGCACCGGCTTGCCATTTTCGGAGTAATGCCGGGCTAAATGCTTGGCAGCGTCAAGAATCTGCTGCTCGGTGGCCTCTACCCGCTTACCGCGGAAACCTCCACGGCTAAGAGCTGCCACGGCTGCTGACAGGTGCTCCCAGTCCGTAGTCCGGTAATGGCCAATCTTACCCTGTATGGCTCGGAAGATAGCCTTGGTGTGATGCGGCAGTTTCCACGTCTCCGGGTCTTCTTTGTCGCCCACGATAGCGAACGCCTGATGCGGCAAGCCTTCCTTTAGCCTGGGTAGACCTTGTTCGATTTTGTCTTTAGCTGACTTATTGGTATCACTCATTGTCGTCTCCTTGATAGAACTGACTTATTTTGAGCTTTCGGCCCCGGCCGAAGCGCTTGAGTTGGGCTTTGAACTCTTTGAGCATGACGGTCCCCCAGGACTGGTAATCGGTATCAGCTCGCTCACCACCAAAGCCGGCAGTATCGGTGCGGTACTGTGTCTGTGCCAGCACGGCGTAGGCGGCAGCTCCCAGGGCTAAGACATCCTCTAAGTAGCTGGGGATGGTTGATGTGCTGCCGTCCAGGGTGTGAACCTTACCCCAGTAAACATAGCAGTTAGCGCCGTCCCCCTCTACGTCTCCTATTAGAGTGATGGTTTCTGAATAGACGGTGAAGCGCTGAAAGCTTCGCGGGGTTTCCCCCACCGGGAACTCTACCCTATCCACGCTCACTCTATCAGTCAAGGTGGTTAAGGCTATCTCCCTGCTGCCGTCTGTGGTCAAGATGGTAGCTTTCATTTCCCTGGGGACATAGCGGGATAACTCGGCTACGGCTCTGGCAATGGCTCTATCAATTTCATTGTCCTGCCAGCGATAGTTAGAGTTATCCTCGTCCTTTAGGTCTCGCCTGACCAAGGTTCTCATATCGCTCAGTATCATTTTGTTCTCCCCCTCCCTCGATTCAGTTGGTGGGGGGTGAAGCTGGCGCAGCGGGTGACGCTGCCGCTTCTCCCCCCACCTATGGAGGTAATGCCCTAACAAGGATAGAGGTTCAAACCCCTGCTAGGCAGTCACTGTTAGTCCTGAACTCCGATTAGGGCGGCTCGCTTCTGGAGGCAGAAGTCAACGAGGCTGACATACCACTTGATGCGGTTTCTGTTGGCGTCCTTGCCTTCCAAAGCGCCTAAAGGCTCGACCTGGATGCCGCCATTGGTGGCTCCGCAGACGGCACCTTCGCCGAACTGCAAGGCGTAGATAGTAGAGCATGTTCCACCGGTGACGGCTGTCTCCACGCTGGCGGTGAGTACATGGGCGTCCAGTACATAGTCGCTGGTGCCGATTTGGATGCCATTGTAGAACTGGGCAAACTCACCGAGCTTGCCAGTGCCGACTTCGAGGTTGCAGCCGGCGGCTCTGGCCAGGGCGTTTATCTTTCTTCGGCTTCTCTTGCTCATCAAAAGCAAGTCTGGCTTGCCGCCTTTGACGGCGTCTATCAGCTCATCAAGCTTTGCCAGGGAAAGCGTGGCGCCAGTAGCGGCCATGGCTATTACCTGGCTGCTGGCTGTGCCGGTGGCTATGAGCTTGATTAAGCCGTTGATGCTATTGGCATCGCCTGTCATGCCCAGGTAGTTGGCGACACAGCCATAGAGGAAGGCTCTCTCGAACTCCATCCTCAGCGATTTAGCGGCCAGTTCGAGGACTGCTGCCTCAATATCCTGGATATTGCTCCTGGTCTGCTTTATGAAGCTGTCAACATCGGCATTTCTCCCCAGCACGGCCAGGGTGGCGGTGAGCTGGTCAAATGTCGGTGCTGTGGTGGATGTCCAGTCACCAAGGGGGGCGTACCAGGTAGCGGCAGCAAGAGCCGTCTCCCTATTGTAAGTGAGGCCGTTACCGACAATCTCGACAAACGGCATAACCTGAAGGATTGGCGAATCCTTGATGATGGTTTCAATGACACCCTGCAAGAGGACATCATTAGAAAGCTTTGCCGATTCTGCTAAGGTTATAGACATAGCTTATTTACTCCTTTTTGTGATTCACTAGGCTCCGGAGCAATGCAGAATTGATTTGCTACTGCTCCTTCTTTTTCTTGGCCTGCTCCAGGCCGAGGTTTATTTTCTCTATGGTGCTCATACCTTCCACGTTGGGGCCGGTGCGAGCTGGAGCACCTGCGGGGACTACGCTGGCTACTGCCTGCTTAGCCAGGGACTCCTGAACATTAGCCACCAGCTTATTAGTTCGGGCGAGGGATGCCTTGACTTCCTCAACGGTCGTGCCGAAGATAACCTCTGGCGGGATAAGCGGGTTAGAAGCTGCTGCCAGCTTCTTGAAGTCCTCTACTGCGTAGGCATAGGCTGCCTTGGCGCCCTCGAAATTTGTGGAAGCCTCAGCTAGCTGGCCTTTCAGGGCTTCAATGTCCTGCGTCTTGGTGACCACCTCTGTCTCGAGAGTGGTTACTTTCCCCTGAAGTTCCTTAGTAGCCTGCTCCACAAGCCCGGTTGCTTTCGTCCTTTCGGCTTCAAGCTCGGCTTTGAGCGCTGCGTAATCCTCTGCGGTCGGGGTTTCGTTGGTGATTTCGGTGATTTCTTCTGCCAATGTAATCTCTCCTTGGGATTTATTCAGTTAAAGGCTCGGTCTCCATTTCGGCGGCTGTAGCTCTCTCTCGCTCGCCCCCGCGGGTGGAACGTGCCTTGAGCTGCTGATTCATTTCCAGGATTTGACGCCTCTCCTCTAACCACCGGACAAACTCGGCATCGGGGTCTCTGATGCCCAGCTCGTCCATAGCCGTCCTGCGGGAATGGACGCCTGACTGGACGAGGATCTGCTCGTTTTGAGCTAGCCTGGCTCTGTCC